GATGGTTGATTAGTGGCATATCTTAATTCTCTACTGTAACCAACTTCAGGGTCAAAATACAATAAGGGTTTTCTTTGTGTATGCTTTGATCTTATTGAATATATTAACGGCGATGAATTGCCTTTTAATACATAAACCCTATCTTTAAATTCAAATTCTGGTTTTTTTGGTGCAGCTGTTTTTTTAGCTACAGGCTGAGGTGCAACCTCAATTGTTTCTTCTGCTTTAGCTTTTTTAGCCATGATATGATAAAATTAAATAGTTAATAAGAGTAAGAATTACCCCCGAAGTTACATCAGGGGTAAGACCTACAATATGACTAGTCTTTTTTCAACAAGACAAAGTTGTTAGCGGCTTGTACACATAAACATCTTTCTGATAAGAAGTGAACGTTCATTGCGTCTTCGTCACTAGTGTAATTTCCACCTACGGATCCAGTAATCCAAGATTTCATTTTACGGTCATCAGCTTCAGAAGCTCTGTAGCGAATGTGTAAGAATGGTCTTGAAATATTTTTTCCTAGCATTTGGTCATATACAGTTGAAGTTCCAGCTGGTACAAGAACACCTTCAACATCTCCAACTAATCCACGAGTAGTAGAGTCGTTTAGATATTTCCAGTCAGTTTTGTAAAAGTCGTAAGAACCTCTTCGGAATCCTGAGAAGCCTAAGTTAAGCGCCATATCTTCAGAATTTTCAAATACACCATAAGATGTACCTCCAACTCCATAAGAATTTTGAGCAGCCAACATGTTGTCAATAGATAAAGAAGTAGCTCTATCTAAGAAAAGCATGTTTTCTTCAATAGCACCCTGCTTGTCAAGCTCTGCTAAAATAGTGTCAAAGTCATCAAGACCAGCTCCACCTGCAGCGCCAAAATCAGCATCAGTATACACAAGACCTCTTTCGTTGATAGCAGAGAAAAGTCCGTCAGAACCAGTAATTTCATCTCCACCGCCAAATCCAGCAGCTGGTGCAATTGGGTTAGCAGCTTTTTCAGCCTCAATCATTGCCATTTCTAATTGGTCTTCAAAACGGATGCGAGCTTCGTGCTCTGATTTTAAATACCATAAATATCCAGAAGTTCCAGCTTCAGTAGTTACTTCAACCCAACCGATTTGTGCAGTGTCAGATCCGCTCACAGCGTACTTGTCACGTAAAATGATTGGCTTGTTGCTAAACTGCTCAAATGCAGCGTCAACAGAAGTCCCAGCGTTAGATGTTCCTTTAGAATATTCAGAACCATATACAAATACTTTACCAGCAGCGTGAGCAGTAATAGCTCCTTGGTAGCCAGCTACAGTAAGTGTAACATCACCTGTTGCGCCATCTGCAGCGCTTACAGCTGATACATATGCTTTCTCTACAACTAATCCAGCAGCGTCAGCTACCACGATAGTAGCACCAGCTCCAATAAGATTAGTAGGGTTGTTATTTGCATCACCTGGAATCACTACAGTTGTGCCTGTTGTAACCACTGGGTCATATGCAATATGTAAACGCCCTTGCTCAGACCATACTACTTGGTCAGAAGCCATAGGCATTTCAGCTCCAACCATACGTAAAAATCCAGAGATAGTTCGATTTCCATATCGCTCTACTTCTTTTTCGTATACTTCTGGTAAAAACTGTTGTGTAAAGTCTAGCTCAGCTAAACTTAAATAGTTGTCGTTAAATAATGTTTGCGTTGGGCGTGGAGTTAAATGGTTTAACTGCGCGCCAGCGGGAGTACCTTTAGGTACGCCAAATTCACCTGCCATAATATTAATTTTTAAGGTTTGTTATCGTTTACTTTTAATCTTCAACTTAGAGCTACTAGCACTGCTTGAAATTGAGCGTACGGTCCAGCCGTTAGAAGCTTTGACGTTTTCATGAGTCCCTCTCGGATCCATATCAATGTTCTTAGCTTTAGCCATACTATTTTTAATTGCATCGGATTTACCTTGCTCATAAAAATGATTCGCAATCGCATCAGCGTTCATAGCGGTAAATAAAGACTTATGGTACCCGGCAGCATCCTTCATTTCGTTTTTATCATTCAAGAACTTCTTGACAAAATTATTAATGTCGCTTTGAGTAGTCTTAACCTGGTCTGTATTGTTTACTTTAAAACGAAATTTCTTTTCACCAACATTGAAATCAAAACCTTTGAAATCATTAGAAAAAAGATTTTCTGTTTTATTTTTAAATATAGACGCCTGGTGTTCAGCTATTTTAGTTGACTCTTCATTGTCTTTTTTATAGCGATTAAAAAATTCAACCGCTTTTTGTTGTTCTGGATTTAATCTTGATCCAGCTTTAATTTCTTCGTAATAATTACTTTTTAATTTTTCAAGGTGCTGTTTTGCTTTAGCGGCCTCTTCTTTAAAAGCAATTTTAGCTTTACGTATATCTTTTGGCTCATCTAGTTCTTCATCATACGAAAAGTCCTCCATAAGAACTTCTATATCCTCTTTGTCTAAATGAGGTTTTGTTGTTTCGTAATACTCCCTAATAAGCTGCGCTTCATTTAATGCAGAATAATCGGTATTAAGTTTTACGTAATCTTCCAAGCTACCGCCTGTTTCATTTATAAACTCTACAACTTTTTGAATATTTTCTGGTAAAGGTGCGCCAGTGTCTTGAGAATGTTGAATTTCTTGCTCAACTTCTTCTTGTAACTCTTGTGTTTGTTCCTTTACTTCTTCTTCCGTTATTTCTTCTAATACGGTTTCTTCATTTTGTACGGGCTGGTCTTCATCTTGGACGGGCTCCCGTACTTCTTCAACCACTTCTTCGCTACTTGGCGTGTTTTCGGATTCTCCGACAGTATCATTGCTTGCATCTGCGCTTTGTTCTTGAACGGCATCTTCTTGTGGTTTATTTAATTCGGCTAAGTTTACTTTAATAACCCCGTCATCATATGACATTGGGCCATTATCTTCTGTAGGTTGTTCTACAACTTGATCGTTTGTTTCTAGAACTTCTTCTGTATTTTCTGACATGATAAAATATTATATAATTATTACTATTATTATTACCTAGGCTCGAAGGAACCTAAGTCAAAATCTCCGCTAAGTATGTCGTTTCCTGACGACTCAAAGTTTTTTGGAGGTAAATCATTCTTTCTTTGATTTATTAATTCACTTTGTTGTGTTGCTTGAATCTTAGTACGATCGTCTTTTCTGTCTTCTTTTTCTTGTAATTCAGATTTTCTACCTTGTACCTCAATTCCTTTTAAGCTCATATTCATTTCAAACTCAAGTTGCATTAGCTCTTTTTTCAAATTAGCCTCTTGCATTAATTTTTGAGCATCAATTTGCGCCTTAGCTTGTTCAAGCTGTATTTTACTTGCGGTTAAGGCTTGCTGTTTTTGCACTTCAGCTTGAGCGGCTACTTGTTGAGTTTGAGCATTTGCTTGGGCTTGCGCTTCAATGTTTTGTTGTTGAAGCTGCTGATCCATTAGCATTTTTTCTTTCTTGCGCACCTTGAGCAATTGATTTGCTAATTTTATATTTTTAATATCCCTAAGGTCTATAGCATCCGCTAAGTCTATCATACCTGCGCCAACTGCAGCTTGTATATTATTTTCTAATATAGCTTTTTCCTCTTCATCTGGAGCAAGTTCTATAAATATACCAAAATCGTACAAATATAAATTTGACATTTCTTCAAGCACCGCTACATTTTGATTACCTATTTTATGTATGAAGGCTTCTCTTGTCGGCGAATATTCTATAATATCAGATACTCTTAACGACAAGTTATCGCATAAGTCTGCGGTTAAAAACAATGTACCATTTAAAATATGCCTCGTAGCCGTGTTTGAATTAGCTGCCGCTAATTTTTGCACCCCAACTAAAGCTCTTGAATCAGGCATGCTTCCATCACGCGCTTCATTAAGTCCGGTTACATCTCTAATCATTTGTAAATAATAATTATAAGTAGTAATCAAACTTTGAAGTTTTGCTCCGCCGCTTCCGCTGCTGATTTCTTGTATTGGCACTTTACCAGGGTTCATATCACCTTCTTGGGTAAATGACCTACCAATAACGGAACCTGTTTGGAAAAACATATTTAACGCTTCTTGCGGGTTGTAATTTGTGCCATTACCTAAATCAACTTCGGCTAATCCATCAGCATCAAGATAAACGCCATCTGGCACCATTCTTGACATTACCTGTTGGAGCTTTAAATGTGTAAGCTGAATCATATCAGCAAAACCGGTTATACGTGAAACGATACTTTCTATACGGCCTTTATACATTCTTGGTGCTACTATACTATAGTTCATTTTTACTTTAGTATAATCGCTTTTTGGGCGAATCATATTTTTAGCCATTTCCCATTTAAGCATTCTACCGCCTAATATTTTAACACCTTCATATAAAACTTCCAAAGATTGAGATAGTTTTGATATTCCATATTCGGCCATTATTTCTTCTGGCGGATTAAAATCGTCTGATTTAGGTATTAGCTTTACGGCTCCTGTAGCGGTTTCTTTAACTTTATATACATCATTGGCAAATGTTTTGTAATTAAAATAAAGAACCTGTACGGTATTAGAGTCATCTTCATTATAGTTAGATACAGTTCTATCATAAAAACCGTTATTGCTATAAGATTGAGAAGATATTTCTGTTAGGT